CATTCTAAAAGCACTAGCTTTAATATTAATGTAGATTTACCAGATGCTACTACCAAAGAAAGTTTAGGGTGGCAAGAGGTTATACCAGGTGTTAAATCTGGAACAATTAGTTGTGAATGTTTAACTGATTATTCTGATACTTTAAATTTTGAGCAGTTAGCCGATATGGTGCTAACTAAGGAAAAGGCAACTTTTATTTTTAAAGACAATGTAAATCCTAAATTAATAGTTAGAGGTGAGGGGTTTGTAAGCTCAGTTGATGAAACAGCTCAGTTTGAAACTGCTACTAGTTTTAACTTAGAAATAAACCTTACTGGTGTATTTACAATAACAGATCCTAGTGAGGGTAGAACTTGGGAAAACATCTTTGAAAAGTGGGAGGATATATCAGATAACTGGGAAGATGTATAATTTTTTTATTTGTATATTTGTCTAAGATTAATAATTAAAAAATATATAAATGGCTACAACAGGCGTATTTAATGGAACAGATTTACTACTTAAATTAACAGATGGAACAACAATAGCAACATCTACTACTATTGGACACTCAACATCTTGTACTCTTACACTATCAAATGATTTGCCTGAGGCAACTACAAAAGATAGCAATGGATTCCAAGAAGTTATTGCTGGTGTTAAAAGTGGTGAGATTTCTTTTGAAGGATTAATTGCTTATGATGACAATGCTAATCCAGTTGATTTTGCTGATATTTTAATTGCTAGGAGAGCTGTATCATGGGAATTTGGAACTGCTGAAACTGGCGATGCTGTGTACTCTGGATCTGGGTTTTTAAATTCAGTTGAGATGAGTGCTGAAATGGAATCTCCAGCAACTTATAGTGGATCAATTACTGTAAATGGTGCAATCACTAAATCATAATTTTAGTAATTCTTAATAAAAATTAAAGGGGTATGGATTGAGGAAACTATACCCCTATAAATATATAAATATGGCAAACAAAAAAAGAGGTTACTATACCTTAAAAATAGGTGGGAAAATGCGAACAATGCATTTTTCAATGAATTTCTGGTCAAACTTTACTGAATTTTTACAAGTACCTTTAGACAAAATAGGTGATGTTTTTAGTGGTGGTATTTCAATAAAAGCAATTATTGGTTTAGTTTATTCTGGTTTATTAGCACATGATCAAGAACAAGGCAATGAAATTGATTACAATGAATTTAAGGTTGGCATGTGGTTAGAAGATTTTGATGCTGATAAATTAAATGATGTTGTTGAATCAATGATGCAATCAAGAATACTTGGTAATGATTTAAACATGGGTGTTGCTAGAAATATTAAAAAAACTACAAAACCAACTAAAGAGGGAAAGTAAGTAGCCAACTTGATTGGGATTCTCTATTAGATTTTTATATTGGTCAGGTTGGCATAACTCCAGATTCTTTTTGGAAAAATACTTGGAAAGAAAATCATTTACTTGGTGAATCTTACATGATTAAAACCAACTTACAATGGGAGCAAACCAGATATTTAGCTGCTATGCTTTACAATGTAAATTGTGATAAAAAAGGTCAAATGATTACACCAGATAAATTATTCCCTTTGCCACAAGATGTGTATTTAGGCAAAGGAAAACCAAAGTCAACTAAAGAGCAATTTTTAAAATTTAAAAACAAAGTAGATAAAAGTAAGCTACCAAAATAGGTGGCTTATTTTTTTTGTATTTTTACATAAAAATAATTCATGGCTAAATTAAGATTAGATTTACAGCTAACTGGGTTCAAACAAGCATCTGGAAAACTTAAACAATTCGGCAACAAAATGAAGTCGATTGGTGCTAGTATGCAAAAGTTTAGTTTACCATTGGCTATCGCTGGTGGTGCTGCTATAAAGATGGCATCCGATTTTGATAAAAATATAACTAAAATAAAAGCTCTTGTTGGTACTGCTGGTGAAGATCTAAATAAGTTTTCTGAGGCATCTAAAAGGATGGCTAAAGAAACTGGTATCTCATCTTCTGAAACTAGTAATGCAATGTTCTTTATTGCATCGGCTGGTTTAGAGGGTGCTGAGGCAATAGCAGTTTTAGAAGCTGCATCAAAAGCTAGTGCTGCTGGTTTAGGTGATGTGGCACAAGTTGCTGATTTAGCAACATCTGCAATGAATGCTTATGGTAGTGGAAGTTTATCGGCAGAAGCAGCAACAGATGTTTTAACTGCTGCTGTTAGAGAGGGTAAATTAAATAGTGAGGAACTAGCTGGTGCTATGGGACAAGTATTGCCAGTTGCATCAAATATGGGTGTTAGTTTTAATGAGGTTGGTGCTGCAATGGCTGCAATGTCAAGAACTGGTACAAATGCAGCTTCTGGAGCAACCCAATTAAATAGTATTTTATCTGGCTTACTAAAACCAACAAAACAAGCTGAGGATGCATTGAAATTGATGGGATTATCTAGTGCTGGTTTAAAACAACAAATTAAAGATGAGGGATTACTTAGTGTTTTAGAAACTTTAAAAACAGAGTTTGATCAAAATAGTGATGCTGCTGCTCAAGTGTTTCCAAATATTAGAGCATTAAGAGGGGTTTTAGATTTAACTGGTAAAAGTGCAAAAACCACAAAAGAAATATTTAATGAATTAAATGCATCTCAAGGAGCAACAAAAAAAGCATTTGATGATACTGCTCAAAGTGCAAGTTTTAAATTAAAGAAAGCATTAAATAGTGCTAAACAATCATTTTCTGAAATGGGATCTGTATTGCTTACATCATTGTTGCCAGCTATACAAAACATTACTAAAGTTATAACTAGTTTATTTACATCATTTCAAAATTTAGATGGCACTATACAACAAATGATTATAGGTTTAGGTGTTTTAGTTGTAGCATTGCCAACCTTATTAACTTTATTTGGTAGTTTAACTAGTATTCTAGGAGCTTTATTATCTCCTATTGGTTTGATTGCTGCTGGATTGGCTGGTATTGCTTATATAATAAGCACCAATTGGAATGAAGTTGCTCCAGTTTTAGTTGGTTTATATAATAGATTTGTTGATTTATATAATTCATCTATTGGATTAAGGTTAGCAATACATGGCATTGGAGCTATATTTAAAAGTGTATTTGTAGGTGCTAAAGTTTTAGTAAAACAATTTTTAAATGTTTTTGGCACTTTATGGAATGTAATAAAAGAATTTTCTGAAAAAGGATTAAAAGGTAGTTTTTCGGATGTTCTTGCAATGGGATTTGCAAAAGGAGAAAAAATAGCACAAGATGGAGCAGAAGAAATTGGTCAAACATTTGTAGATGGATTTACAGATGCATTAGGTTCTAAATTAGAGCATAAAACAGTAGATCAATTAAATACAGCTTTAACAAATGCTGGTGAAAAAGCTAAAGGTTTATACACTAACTTTTTGAATCAAATAGGTATTGGTTCTGGTGGTGGTGGTGGTGGTCAATCAGAAGATGAAGCTGGTGGTGGTGGTGAAATAAAAGCTGTTCAAGATATAGATAAGGTAGAGAAAAAAACTGATCAACTTAAAGAAAAATTTTTAAACCTAGCATTAACATCAAATATGGTTGGTGAAGAAATTAGTAGTGCATTTATGAATGCTTTTTCATCAATGATGGAGGGCGAAAACTTTTTTAAATCATTAATAAAAGGATTAGTTGCCTTAATTAAAAAGTTAATAGCAGCAGCAATTGCAGCTTTTGTACTATCTACATTGCTAGGTGGTATAGGTATAGGTGGCATAGAAAGTGGCACAAAAGGTTTTAAAAAATTATTTGGATCATTATCTGGTTTAGGCAATATTACTAAAATGGCATCTGGTGGTATTGTAAGTTCACCAACTTTAGGATTAATGGGTGAATATCCTGGTGCAAGAAGCAATCCTGAGGTTATTGCACCACTTGATAAATTAAAATCATTAATTGGTGATAGGGGTACATCACAAGTTCAAGTAGGTGGTCAATTTACTTTAAAAGGTCAAGATTTAGTGGTAGCATTACAAAGAGCAAACAACAATAGAAATAGAGTTATATAATGGCATATGGTGTTAAATACAGATTAGAGTTTTCTGATGATTTAGAAAATGGTAAAAAAATAGAAATATTAAAAAACAATTATACTGGTAGTGTTTTAGATCTTGTTGGAACTAGTGATCCATGCACTATAACTTGGGAAAGTGATGATAATATTTATTCACCAATAAAAGGATCACAATGTACACTTAATTTCTTTGTTACTGATACAGTAAATTATGATGATTTTTATGAATCAGATGAAAGGGAATATCAAGTAAAAATATCTTACAAAGATTCAAGTGATGTTTATCAATTATATTGGATTGGTTGGCTTGTAGTTGATCAGTTTAAGGAAGCTGTTACAACTAAACCATTTCCAATAACATTAACTGCTTATGATGGATTAGGAACATTAGGTGGTTTTGATATGCCTTTAGATACATCAAGTTCATCTATTCAAACTGGTAGGTGGTGGATTTATAATAGTTTAAATAATATTGGTTTAGAATTAGATATTTATGTTAGCCAAGATATTTTTATTAGAAATCCTAGCTCAACATTATATTCAATCTATGATATAATGAATATAACACCATATGATTTACAAAAACAAAAATTAGATATAAATAATGCCAAGCATGTTTTAGAGCAAATACTTAAAATAACAAATGCAAGAATTTTTCAATCATTCGGCAGATGGTATATAATCAATAATTCTAGTTATAGTGGTCAAGCTGTCAAAGATGCTAGTTCATCAACAGCACAAGGTGGTACTATACCAACTGGCATTAGAGCATCAGAAGCATCTAGCTTAGTTACCAATGGAACTGAGTTGCCAAAGTTTGTCGTTTATAATTATCAAGGTATATATCAATCAACATCAAATATTAATGTCTTGTATAAGCTGCCAACTAATTTGACACCTTTAGATAATAATTTAACTAAAGAGTATTTGCGACCACTTAAAAGATTTGATATAACTCATAATGTGTCTCAATATCTAAAAACTAATTTTACTGTTTTAGGAAATAGTGGTTTTGAAAATGGTTTAGCTAACTGGTCAACTTATACATCTACAAGCACAACATCGCCTGGTACTTTGTCAAGTGAATTTTCTAAACAAGGAAATAATAGTTTTAAAAATGATCAAACACAAACTAGCACAAACACAAGAAAAACATTATCATATACGCAAGGTTATGGTGCAACCAATAACCCAAACAGAGGACATACATTAAAAATTAATTCATATTTTGAAAGTACATCATCATATTCTAGTACAACTGAATTTAGTTTTAGATGGCAAGTTAGAATAGAAGATGAATCACCAATACCACCAACTGATCCAACATATTATTGGAATAATAGTTCAGAAAGCTGGACAACTACTGCAACTATAAATACTCAAGTTGCTGATCATGCAGATGCTTGGGAAGAATTTAGTTATGATTTAGGTAGTTTCCCATATACTGGCACATTGTACATTGATTTATATGAACCTAGAACATCTGTTAGTGGTCATTTAGAAGCTATATATTATGATAATATTACAATGAATATGGACATAAAAGATGGCAATAAAAGAACACCAATATTTGCATCTATTGATGGGTTTCAATATTCAAGAATTAAAACATCAACCAATGATACTGGTACTTTAGAATTAAGTGATTTACAATTATCAAGCAATAATTATAGAAATACAAACATATTTCAAGCTATACGACCAAGAGATGATAATGCTAGTTTTGTAAAATCACTAGAACAAATTATATCACAACAAGTTATAAATGATTTTAGAAATCATTTAATAAGATATGAGGGCAAGTTATATAATTTAGAAAATAAACCTATGGGTTTACATAATAAAATATGGATTGATTTTGGTGCTACTGTTTTAAGAGAAGATGTTAGTTGTATATTGGATTCAATGACTTATAATCTAAAACGAAATACATATGATGTAATTATGCATATACCAAATCAAGATGATGATCAATCTAGTACATTTAAAGTAAAATTTTAAACTTTTTTCTTTTCCTTGTTTGCTGCGAAACCCCTTTAGTGCCTAACACTTTAGGGGTTTCATTTTGTAAATAAATTAAAATAATTCTTTTATTTAAAAATATTTTTTTATTTTTGTATAAAAATTTTATATATGATATTTGAAATTCATTTTAGGAATGAGCTTAAACGACTAGGTTTAAAGCGATACCAAATCTGTACAATATTAGGTTGTACTATGCCAACATTGAAAAGCAAGATAGAGAATCCAGGTCGGCTTACTGTTGATGACATTACTAAACTAAAAAATTCTGGATTTGATGTAAATCGTTTAATTTAATACTTTTAATTTATGAAATCAGTAAACATTAAGGGAAAAGAATATATCACAGTCAATGAGAGATTAATATTCTTTAGATCCCAGCCACAATATAAAGGGTGGCGAATATCTGAGGAAGTTGTTTCCTTAGATGACAAAGAGGGGTTATTTAAAGTAACCATAATAAATCCAGATGGATTTGAAATGGCAGTTGCTCATGCCCAAGAATATAGAGATTCAAGCTATATTAATAAAACATCATTTGTTGAAAATGGTTTTACTAGTGCTTTAGGTAGGGCATTAGGTTACTTGGGTATTGGTATTGATACTGCAATAGCATCAGCTGATGAGGTTCAAACAGCTGTAAACAATCAACCAAAAGATGACAGATCTTGGTTGAATGAAACTCAATTAATTGCAACACTTAAAGGCACAAAAGAACAAGCTGAAAAGGTGGTTGCTAATTATAAGATGAAAAAAGAATATAGAACCAAAATAAATAATCAATTTAATTTAAAATAATAATATGGAAGCAAATGAAAAAATTTTTACAGAGGGTTTAATTGTTAAAAGAAATGACAATGCACCTGATTTTGTAATTGGTAACCTTAGTGTAAAGGTTGATGAGTTCAAACCTTTTTTAGATAAACACACTAAAAATGGTTGGGTTAATATAGATTTAAAAAGATCTCAAAGTGGTAAATACTATGGTGAGATAAATACTTGGCAACCAAAACAAGAATCAAAAGCTAGTGAACCCAGTCAAGCTAGTAATGATTTGCCATTCTAAATTTTAATTATGGTTATTGAAAACGAAACTTTTGACCATTTTAGAAAAGAGGCAAAAAAAATTAATAGTGCAATACATCTTCTAGTTAAGTACAA